CGAGTGTATTAACATGATATTTTTAAAATTATTAGCCGTAGATGAGTTCTACGCACAATCAGAAACAATCGAAATAGCTAAAGGAAAGTATAAATTACCTGAAAGCATAAAAGAAACAATAAAACTATATAAAAGAAAAGCACTATGGCAGGTCCAAAGAAAGTAATCGTAATAGATGCTGATGTAAAACTAGCTCAAAAAAATCTACAAGAGGTCACGAAGACTGTTGACCAATTAGAAGACGCATTAATGGAAGGCAACCAACAGCTACAAGCGTTGCAAAAAACCTTTAATGATGGCAAAGCTTCGTCTAAGGAGATTGAGCGCATGGAGAGGCTCAAAAAGAAGCTTAAAGAGGTTGGAGAAGAAATGAAAATGGCTAAGATGCAACAGAAAGCCAGTCAAAAAGCAATGAAAAAATCTTCCGAAGCAGCAACCGACCTTACGGATAGTACAAGTATGCTAGACAGAGCGACTGGAGGAATGGTTACTAAAGTCAAACAATCCAAAGCAGCATTTGGTGGAATGATTAAACAATTATCAGCTGTAAAAATAGCTGTAATTGGAACAGGGATTGGAGCGTTAGTTATTGCGGTAATTTCGTTGATACAAGCATTTAAAAGAAGTGAAGAAGGTCAAGAAAAATGGCAAAGAATAATGGCAATCATTGGAGCAGTTACTAATCAAGTTCTAGATTATTTTGCTGATTTAGGAGAATGGTTAATTGGTTTTCCTAAGATGGTAAAAGATGCTTTCATGAGTCCGATGAAAACTATTAAAAGCTTCGGTGCAGGTGTTAAGAAGTTTTTATCTAATCCATTTAAGGCTATTAAAGACGTTATCGTTGGTGCTAAAAACGCAGTCGTTGAGTTTGTTGAGGAAACAAATAAGGAGATAAAGGCTACAGATAGAGCTACAAAGATGCGCCAGAAAGCGCATCGCTTAGAAAGGGAATTAATGGTAGAGAGGGCAGAATCAAATCAGAAAGTAAATGACATAAGATTAGAAGCCGAAAAAAGAGATATATACACAGCAGCAGAAAGGGTGGTGATGCTTAAAAAAGCACAAGCTTTAGAAGATGCAATTACCATTAAACGAATAGCGGCAAAACAATTACAAGTTGATGCTCAGAAACTTGAAATGGCACAAGGAAAAAATACTATTGCACAAAAGGATGCACTTGCTAAATTACAAGGCGAATTAATAAATTTAGATACTCAAAAACTAAGAGCGCAAAGATTACTACAAACTCAAATTACTACTGCTCAGCGTGAAGCTATTGCAAAGAAAGAACAAGACAAAGCAGATGCTGACGCACTTATAGAAGAAGAAAAAGCAAGGGCTCAAGGACTAATTGACTTTAAAAAATCAATAAGAGAAGCCGAAGCTGATACAATGGCAGAAGAATTTGCTTTAGAGTTAGAAAACATTGATGAGAAATTTGCTATACTTCAAGAAAAAGCATTAGAACAATTTGAATTAAAACTAATAAGCGAAGAAGAATTAGCAGAATACAAAGACCAAATTGAACAAGCACGAATAGATGCTAAGAATGCTAAGAAGTTAGAACAGGCTAAAAAGGTTACAACCGAAGAAGATAAGATTGCTAAGAAAAGTCTTGATGATAAAATTAAAATCATGCAAGAGGAGGAGAAACTGCGTCAAGCTAAAATAAAAGCAGTTCACGCCTTTTTAGGTGGATTACAAGCAATCTCAGAGATGGCAGGAAAAAAGAACAAAGCTCTTGCTATTGCTATGATTGTTACTGAGCAAGTTGCTTCGGTATCTCAAATTATTTCTAGTTTAGGAATTGCAAATGCCAAATCGGTTGCCGCATCTCCAACCACTGCGGGCATGCCAATGGTCGCTATTAATACAATTTTTGCAGTTGCAAACATATTAAAAGGTCTTTCATCAGCAAAGAAAGCAATATCTGCTTTAAACTCCAAAAAGAAAACAGCAAGTGGGAGCGCAGGAGCTGTTGCTAGTCCACCCTCCCGAACAGCAGTAAGTTCTGGCACAAGTGCTGCTCCAAGTGTAGCACAAACAAATTTCAGTTCTATTGGAACAACAGGAACAAATCAAATAGCTGATGCTTTAGAGGGCGCACCACCAATACAGGCATTTGTAGTTAGTCAAGATGTAACCACAGCTCAGAGTTTAGATAGGAATATAGTAAGCAGTGCTTCTATTGGCTGAAATTAAGACAATAACATTAATATAGTGTTTTAATAAAAAGTCTTCAATGGATATTGTTGAATTAGTTATTAATGATGATGAAGAATATTCTGGAATAGACGCAATTTCGGTTGTAGAATCTCCGGCAATAGAAGAAGACTTTATTGCTTTAAAAAAGCAAGAATTAAAGTTGGCAGAAGTAGATACTGAAAAACGTATTTTAATGGGTGCGGCTTTAGTTCCTGACAAACCAATTTACAGGAAGACTGGAGAGCAGGAGTTTTATATTTACTTTTCAAAAGATACTATAAACAAAGCCTCTCAGTTATTTCTTAAAAAAGGAAGACAAAGCAAAGCAACATTAGAACATACAGATGATTATTTATCTGGTATGACAGTAGTAGAGAGTTGGATTGTAGAAGATAAAATTCAAGACAAGTCAGCTAAATATGATTTTAATGTTCCTGTAGGTACTTGGATGGTTTCTATGAAAGTTGATAATGACGATGTTTGGAAGAAAGTAAAACTAGGAGAGATAAAGGGGTTTAGTATTGAGGGATATTTTGCCGATAAGCTAGACGCTAAGAAGCCTAAATTAAGTAAAGACCAACAACTAATAAAGCAGATATTAAATGTATTACAAGCAAGATAACGCAACCAAAAGCCGAACAAGTCCTATCGGTGGTAAAAGAGGTTGTTTATGTCCTGACAGAATAACCTATCATAACGAATGTTGTAATGGAAATTTAATCAATCAAGGAATAGGAAATTTAACAGGACAAAACGGATAAAAAAATGGCAACAAGAACAGTAGTAAGACATAGCGGAGCAAATAATAAATACTACGAAGAAACGATTTTGAGATTAATAAAATTAGAAACCTCATCTAACGATAGGTACAAAGGCATAGTAATTAAAGACGAATTAGGGGTAGCCAATGGCGAAAATTCATGGTCTGGCCTATCAACACCAATTAGAAGTGATGGCGATACTTGGGAAGATTTGGACGGGAATTTAAGAATACCAAATGCTTATTTTGGCAGTGATGTTACAAATCTAATTTTCGAGAATGTAGCTACCGCCGATATAGTAAGTGGAACTCAATATACACCAAGAATGCAAGTCGCAGTTAGACCCTTATATGCTTATAATTATAACAATCCTAGTATTGGTTATTGGTCTGTTCTTAATATAGGTTCTAGAACAGGAAGTAATTTAACACAATCCACCACGGGAGATACTTGCTTCAACGGAGGTTTTTCTTGGTTAGGGTGGAACATGAGTACTAATGATTTTATAGAAGATACAGTCAATGGAGACGGACCTATGAGTTGGGATTTTAGATTAAGATTTCATTACGGACCGGCACAATATAGCGAAGGCTATACAGATGAATTCAATGATGTATTTATAACAAGTAATTAAAAATAAAATAAAATGGCAACAAACAATTATTTATCAAACGATGTAGAACGCAACCAAGTTGCACAAACAACCTACACAACCACAGGAGATATTTCTCCAGCAGACTTAGGAAATGACCACAATGTAGCAACTGACGCCTTGGTCCTAAGTTTACCTCTAATTACTTCGGGTAATTTAGGGTGCACTGTTCTCTGTAGAAATACAGGAGCAGACGGTAATAATATTATTACACTTTCACCAGATGCAGCAGATTCTGTTAATGGTTCTATTGCTAACGCAGCAGCAGATTCAGTAGCAGGTGGAGTTGTAGGGAAAGATTGGATTAACACAAAAGCAACAGCAAATAATGGAGATTACGTTGTTCTTAGAGCAGCAGCATTGACAAAATGGTACATTGTAGGTGGTGTTGGAATTTGGGCATCAGAAGCATAGTAAAATTAAGACAGGAAGTTATTAAACAAGTTATTAATAAAAACACTAATAAAATGAGTTCAAACGATACTTTAAATAAAATCAAAACAATTCTAGGATTAGAAGTTAGTTTTGAAACAAAAAAACTCGAAAACGGAACAACCTTTGAAAGCGAAAAGTTTGAGAATGGTAGTGAGGTTTTTATCTTAACAGAAGATGAACGAATCCCTGTGCCAGTTGGTAAATATACTATGGAAGACGGATTCACACTAACAATTCAAAAAGAAGGTGTGATTGCTTCACTTGCCGAAGACGAAGAAGAAAAAGAAGATGAAAGAGAAGACGAAGGGGAAGCAGATGTTCAAGATTGGGCAGGTATGGAAAAGCGTATCAAAAATCTTGAAATCGCCGTAGCTGACTTAAAAAAAGATAAAGAAAATAAAATGGAAGACGTTGAAGAAGAAATTGAAGAAGAAGAAGTTGAAGCTTCTAATTCTTTAAAATCTAGAACAGTAAAAGAAGAATTTGCTAGAGTTCAACCTTTCAAACATAGTCCTGAAAAAGAAGCTAAACAAAAGCTGACTAGGTATGGACAAAACAGAAGAATGACTACTCAAGACAGGGTATTCAATCAAATATTTAATTCATAAAAAAAAATAGAATTATGTCAAACAGAAAAGTAGATTTAGCAACTACCGTAACAATCACAACAAGCTACGAGGGAGAATTTTCGGGGAAATACATTTCTGCCGCACTTTTAAATTCTAGCACTATTTCAGATGGTGGCGTTACTGTTATGCCTAATATAAAATATAGGTCAGTTGTGCAAAAAGTAGAAACAGGAGATTTAATTGCTGACGGGAGTTGTGATTTCGATGCGAGTTCTTCGGTAACATTAACAGAGCAGGTAATTACGCCAGAGGAATTTCAGGTAAATTTGCAGCTTTGCAAAAAAGATTTCGTGGATACGTGGGATGCGATTCAGATGGGTTATTCAGCTCATGATGTATTGCCTAGGTCTTTCGCAGATTATTTAATTGCTCACGTAGCAGCAAAAGTTGCTTCAACAAATGAAACAACATTATGGTCAGGTACTACTGCCACAGCAGGAGAGTACGATGGTTATGAAACATTGTTAGCAGCAGGTGGCTCAGGAGCAGTAGCAGTTGCAGGTGTAGTTTTAACATCAGCAAATATTCTTGTACAATTAGCAAGAGTAGTTGATGCTATTCCTAATACACTTTATGGAAAAGAAGATTTAAAAATCTATATTCCTAATTCAGCAGCAAAATTTTATATAAATGCACTAGGTGGATTTACAGCTACAATAGGTGGAGCAGGAACAGACAACAGAGGTACACAATGGTATAATAACGGAAGTTTATCTTTCGGAGGTGTTCCAGTCTTTGTTGCGCCAGGAATGAGTGATGATGTAATGGTAGCAGCAGAATCAAGTAACCTATTCTTCGGAACAGGCTTAATGAATGATTATAATGAAGTCAAGGTATTGGACATGAGTTCAATTGACGGAAGCCAAAATGTAAGAATGGTAATGAGGTTTACAGCAGCAGCACAATTTGGAATTGGTGCTGATTGCGTTTTATACTCTTAATTATATTAAGGGTAGTTCGCTACCCTTTTTTAACTTTTAAAATAAATAAATATGGCTTGTGATTTAACACTTGGAAGATTAGAACCATGCAAGGATGTAGTGGGAGGAATAACTAAATTATATTTCATCAATTACACTCAGGGATTATTAGATTCTGCAACATTTAGTGCTGATGAAGAAATTACTGCATTTGATAGTCCTTTGACATTATATGAATATAACATGAAAGGTCCAAACGGATTAGAAGAAGCAAATGAAAATTCAAGGGAGACAGGAACTTCATTTTGGACTCAAACGATTACAGCTTCAATAAAGAAATTATCGAAAGAATACAGAAAAGAGCTTAAATTAATGGCATGGGGAAGACCTCAAATTATTGTAAAGGATTACAATGGTAATTTTCTAATGTGTGGAATTGAAAATGGAGTAGAGGTTTCGATAAATCCACAAACAGGGGCGGCAATGGGCGATATGTCTGGGTATGCTTTAGCAGGAGTTGGAACAGAAAAAGAACCTGCATTTTACGTTGACTCGTCAATTATAGGTGATACTACAAACACTGTAGTTGTGGTTGGAGTAAATACATAATTTTAATTAAACTATCTTCAAAGAA